CAACGTTGACGATACCGTCCCATAATCCGATAAAGAAGTTTCTGAAACCTTCGCATTTGTTCCATAGAATAACGAACGCTGCACCAATTGCCACGACTGCGGCAATCACTAAACCGACTGGTCCGAGGAAAGCAACGATTGCTGAAACTGCTGAACCAATCCAACCGCCTACCTTACTAAAGATATTCAATCCAATCATTGCACCCTTAGCAAGTTTTGAACTTCCAGACAAGAATGTTAATGCCGAGCTAGCGGCTTGAGAACCTTTAGCGATACCGCTTAAAATCTTTGCAACTCTTGCAAAGCTTGCCAAACCGCCAAAAACCGCCTTGATTGCGCCTACTCCTTTGCTCAAACCGATTAAAGCATTTGCCAATAATTTTGTTGACCTTTGTGCCACTTTAAAGCCAATAAACGCAGAGGCAATCGCCCTTATCTGTTCTGGACTTAGACTTTGAACGATTTTTGCAAATGCTTGAATGCCCTTTGAGGCTACACTTAAGGCTTTGCCAATCTTTTCGCCAAATGAGGCTGTATCTCCACCAGAAAGTGATGAAAATACTTTCTTGACCGCCTCCCAAACTTCGCTCAACGCCTGTTTAAAGTCAGATATTGCGCTCGTATTTGTGAAGCCTTGCCAAAACTCTTTAATTTTAGCACTAGCAGAACTCACGAAAGACGCTATTTTTCCGATAACTGCGTCAAAGTCAATCTTGCCTACAAAGTTTTCAATCCCTGTTGCCAATTTATTGAAATCGACCTTATCAAGCTGATTCATAATCGCCTCAAGTGCCTTGATACCTGCCTTAGACAATGTATCAAACGCTGGCTTTAATTTGTTTGAAAGTGTTTCTTTCAATCCGTCCATAGCTTGGTCAATCGTCTTGTATTGCGTCGCCATGTCTTGCATGGATGCCCCTGCACGTTTAAACGCTTCAGCGAAATCATCAGTTTTAACTTCTCCAGCTTGAATTTTGAGAATCAAATCATTTAGCGACATTCCCATTTCTTTAGCAACTGCGCTCATACCTGCTGGAGCTTGTTCCATCATGATACGGAAGTCCTGCCAAGTAAGTTTCGGTTTAGCTAGAGCTTGAACCATTTGTTGAGAAAGAGACGTCATTGCTTGCTTAGGGTTCTCAGCGGATGCAGCAAGACCACCCATAGCTTTTACAAGATCGTTGCTATCATTACGACCGATTGCCGCCATTTGAGAGAACGTACTCGCCATATCTGAGGCTGAGTAGATAGTTTTCGTTGCATAGTCCTGCATCGCCTCTTTTGCCTCATTGATTTGGTCTTTTCCCCAACCTAATTTACTTAGGTTTCCATCGAACGTATCCCACGCCTTTTTTGAACTGTTCAACTCTCCGACCATTTCGCCTAGTGTGTTTTTTACACTACCAAAAGCCGACGTAATTGCCGAACTAACAAGGTTGGCGCCAAGCATTGATTTAAACATCGAACTGCTCTTATTTGAAATGTTATCGAATGTAGATGATGTTTTGTGAAGTCCATTGATTGCTTTCTGTAACCCGTTCAAAGTAGAACTCATTCCTTTATCGACCGCAGTCAATACCGCTTCGACTGAATAAGTTTCTGCCATTATATACCTCCTTTCATTACGTATTTGCTCTCAGTAAGAGTTCTTTCTCTTTGTCTGAGAGTTGATACTTTTGTTTCGTATCTTTTTTCTTGTAAAAATCACTGTACTTCTTATACAAAGGAGTTTTACCGTCCGATTTAGTAGCTTCCACC